CGATCTAAATTTTCTTGAACCTGCTCTATCTTCTCAAACAATACTGCATCAATACGATCTTGCTTCGTTAGTTTTTCATCATGAACAGCAAGAAGTTGTCCCATCTTTACAGAGTTTTCCTGTAGAGACTGAACAACTTTCTCAAGTCTTTCTAATATTGCTGCATTAACGTTATTATTATCATCCATCTTTCTTATTAGCTAACCACATTCTTCTTGATCCGTGACCACCATAGATATATTTTTTCTTTTTAACAGGTGGATCATCTCCTGCTTCTTTTGTACCAGCAATATTACCACTACTTACATTATTAGTTGGCATGGCAATAGCACCCTCCTCTTTCAGGATTCTAACCATAGAGATGATGCGATTGATGTCCATTAGACTGAATTTAATTCTTCTATACAGATTGGATCTTCAGGTATACCGTGGATATGAGATTTAGGATATTCAGGTATCCTATCTAAAAACAATAAAAAACTTTTGATAGATGGCCATAGATCTTCTTCTAAATTATAGAATAAAAGAGGAACAGTTGCATCATCAAAGACATTAAACAGTACTGTTAGATGGTTTAATACAAGGTGTGTTTTAAGCACACCTGTATTTTTATATCTTTTCAGAAGCCTTTTAATGTATTTAATTCGCTTTAGGTCATCCTCAAAGTCTTCTTTGGTAAGAGCATTCGGATTGTTATAAAATTTTATAGCGAATAACAAATAGTTATTTTCATTCAATTCATCAAATCTCATAGTTTAAATTAAATTAATTAGCTATCTGGGAACTTGGTGTCGTCAGATGCATCACTATCTATTGTACTCATGGCGACGAGTGTTTCAGTTTTCACTCGAAGAGTTCCGTGTCCATCTATGTATGTTTGAATACCAACCCATCCAGCGTGTGGAGGAGCGTACTTACGAGCATCACCAGAAGCTGCATTAGCAACTGATTGCTCTGTTGTATCAACACCATAAGCCTCTGTTGAGGAATAGTTTGAATCAGTTAAAAGTGATTTTGGTTTTCCTGATACAAAGTACGTTGTACTTGCAGGAATTAATCCAGTTGTTGGATCATAAATTAAGAATTCAGTAGATGCTACAGTGCATTTCGTATTACTATCGACTGAAACTATGATTGCTTCTCCGTAAGTAGCACCAGCACCAACTGATATGACACCGCCTGTAACGCCAGCAGTTGAAAATGTAGTTCCACTTCCAGTGCAAACACCAGCAGTACCAATAGTAATGGTTCCACCACTAGCAAGAGAATCTGAGTTACCCCAAGATGACATGTTCTTACCTAATATTTTTTTCTATTGATATTTATAAGATTATAATCATTAACGTGCTTTGATAGCAGCGGTAACGGTTTCAAGTAGTTTATCATCCATATCGGTTTTAGTCAATTTGACTGCTTTTCCGAGGATAACTAGGCATAAATCAATAAGTTTTTCTCCCAGTTCTGAATCTTCTGGGATCTTATCGACAGCATCTTTAATAATTTTTGATGCGAATGGTAGTAAAAAAGAGAGCATTGTATTGTATCGAATTCACTCTATATATAATCAATCGTATATTTTTTTTCCTTTCTTAATTCTTCCAGATCCTTTCTTGTCGTAGAATTTAACTCCGTGTCTCTTGGAGTCTATAGAAAGTTGATCGGATTCCTTTTTTCTTGCTCTTGCTTTTTCCTTCGCATCCCTTATACGCTCTTGCATTTGGGGGAATGAAATCTTACGGTTTAACTTAATTTCTTCTGTAGTGACTTTTTTTTCAGGTAAACCTTTGTGTTTGGTTGAAGCAAACTTCTTTACATCAGTTTTCTTCATATCCTCTGCTGCTTTTGCAGTTTCGGGTGTGGTTGGTGTTTGTTCGCCTTTTTGAATGGCACGAACGATTCCAAAAAATCTTTGTTGCTTTTTTGATAAAGCTGGCATTACTTCATGTCCATGACGGACTTACCATACTTCTTTTTCACAAGTTCAAATGCAGAAGGTCCTTTGTTTACCTTCTGGGTTTTTTTCATTTCTTTACTTGGTGGCATGGTAGTTGCATCTTTTTTATCTTTGGATGGTCTTATCCTTCCTTGATCTCTTGCAACATCATAACCTTCTTCACTTATAAAATCTTTAAAGGACTTCATTTGTTTGCAGTATGTTTTGGATTCTTTTTAGGATCTCTTAATTCTTGTCTTCTAGAACTATGATGATCCATTCTCTTTTTAGCACTCATCTTGTAACGAGGTGTCTTCAAAGGTGTCTTTCCATCCTTCTTGGTGGTAACTTTCTCGTCTCTTTTCTTACGATGTCCTTCAGCACCAGAATCATAACCACTTCTGGATTTTATAGGGTTGCTTTTGTTTCTGGCAAATCCGAATGATTTTGCACCACCACCTGTTTGATTACCACCTTGTGTTTCTGGTGATCGATTACGACTTTTCTGCGATTGTGATAAGTTGTAACCTGCTCTTTCATTCTTACCTGGACCAAAACTACCTTTTTTTCTATACTCGTAGGAACTTCTCCTTCTAGCACCTAATGTTTTTGCTCGATCATATGCTTTGTCAGAAACTGTATCAGCATCTTCTCCAATATTATTGTAAACTTTATTGTAAGCATCGACAAGACCTGCATCAGGTTCGTATCCCATGTTTAATCCCATGGCTCTCATTTTGTTCTTTGCCAAATTAATTTTTGTTGGCATTGATCTTGGATCTTCCTCTTCAGTTTTTTCTTTTTTAGACTTTGGTTTAGTATCAATTTCGGGTTTCATCATCTCTTCTTTCATACCCTTAACTTTCTTCATACCTCTTTTTGCTTCATGTTCTTTCTTTCTTTGAACTGCAAGTTTTGCTCTTTGTGAGATGTCTTGACCACGAGGTCCAGATCCAGCTGGGTCAAAATGACCTTTTGTACCAAACCTTCTCTCATTTCTTGCTGCATCTTTTCCAAAGATCATTGGTTTATCTACCTTTGCCTCAACCATATCACCTTCTGGTTCATGTGATGCTTGAATATCACTACCAGCACCCATGCGAACTGCTTGAAGTTTCTTTTGAAGAACTTGCTTCTTCGCCATGTTTGCTTTCTTTTCTTTCTGATCAAGTTGTTTATCTTTTGGTTCTTCCACCTGTTCTCCAACGGGGAATACTTTGATTAACTTTTTGTTGTTAACACCTTCACCTGTGATCTTCTTCTCTTTATCTTTCTTTTCGATTAATTCAGCAAATCCATTTTGCCAATTAAAATCTTCTTTTGCTGCGATTGCCTTACCAATTGCTTTACGTTTCTTGTGTAGATACTTATCAGACTTATCTACATCACCATCATTATCAATATCAGAATCTTCTTTTCCAACTGGGTCTAGTCCTTTTCCAGATTTTGTATCTGCAGTTGACTTACCTTTATATTTTTCTGATTTAGCAGGTTCACCATATCCTGTCATCTCTACAGAGGATACGTTTGAATTTGCACGAAGTTCTGCAATCTTTGTACGACTTGCCATTCTTACATAACTCTTACCAGTTTTCTTATCAGTTACTCTTACCTTGAATGTCTTTTCATCTGATTCATTTAATTCATCATCATGAGGAATTGTATTACCGTCAGCATCTTTCTTATGATGTTCAACAAATACTTTATACAATGCAGAGACTGCAGACTCTGTTGCTAAAGTTTTTGCATTAATATAATCTTCACCTAATAACATTTGTTTTGCTCTTGCTTTTATTGCAGGTGCAGCAGGTGATTTTGCAAGTTGTGCTGCATAAGCTTTCTTAACAGTAGCAGGATCTACTTGACCACCACTCTTTGCTTTCATAGCTTGTCTTACTTTATATCTTGTGTCATAAGCAAGTTGTCTAGCTTGCTTGTCAACTTTTTCCTTTGCTCCTACTGGAGCAGATGCTGCAGGTTTATCCATCAGAAAATGTACATTCTTACTTTTTTCTATATTTATTTATAAAGTGTAAACCGTAACTACTTCCAGGTACCATAGTTTCTACGTATTTACGGAATGAATCTGTGCCAACAAGTCTTTGATCTGCTGGAACTCCAGAAACTTTAGTTAGTTTTGGAATCTTAAATTTATTAGAATTACCACCTATCGCAACCTTCACAAGTTCCTGTAAATTATGAGATGATTCTTCTTTAGTAAATGCACTGACATCCTTAATCCATGATTTAAACATGATGTCATCTTCAGTTACACAGATTAAATAACTTGTTCCTCTACGAATTATTCTTCCAACCAATCCTGTATTCACATTCTCTACAAATTGCCCAATACGATATATTTTTTTACTTACATAATTCTCACGTAAATTTTTCCAATCAAACTTGGGTGCAATCTCCCACATATTCCAACCTTCTTTAATATTCATTGCAGATCTTATCTTCTGGAATAATTCTTCCGCATCTTTTTTACTTAATGATTTGGGAACACCTTTCATAAATGCTTTGATATCTCCTTCCGCTGCTGCCTTTCTTTGCTTTGATGCAGACATACCTGTCACATCATCAGAATCTGGATCACGATCACCAGCAGACATGACTTCTAGATTGTCAAATTGATATAGTTTACCATTATAATCATTCGCAAGTTTATCAAATTCTTTGACACGATCACCACCACCGACTATTCTTACATTTGTATATCCATCGTTATGTGCTCTGGATAGTACATCAAAAATTGTACGATTCGATGGATCATTAACAATCTTCTCACTATGATTCGGGAACATCTTCTTCATCATGGATACTTTTGTATCAGTATCTAATGGATTTTTCTTCTTATCTTGTGTGCGTGAAGGTATAATCATATAGTCATCTTCATCAGATGATGATGCTACTGTATCTAATAGTTTACCATGACCAGTTGTTGGTGGATTGAATCTACCAAATGCAATCGTCAATGTACCTCTTGTTTTTTCAACCTGTGGTGGTGCAAGTCCTGCATCCTGTTGACCTGCCTCTTGTTCTGGAGATGTCTCTGCCGATGTGGTTGTAGATATTCTTTTCTCTTTCTCTGATTGTCTTGGATCTTGTCCTTGTCTTTGTCTCTTGTTAAAGAATTTTAACTGACCTCTTTCAGTTTTAGCAATAAACTCACCTTTTTTATCGTACCATCCACCATGACCATCACTCACAAGACCCATACGGGTTGCTTGTTGAACAGCAGTTGATTCAAGGAATAGGGAAAACGTCTTCATCAATTTTTAGATAACCTCATAATTACACTTCGTCTATTATCAATGAGATAATTAATTAATTGTTGTCTTAATATACTATATTTATCTGATTTACGTTTGTGCTTTTTTGAGTTAATCATTTTATCAAACGAATAATAGCAATGTAAAAGAAAATCATCAAAGATTTCTTCATCTTTTTTTGATTTCGATTCAAAGGATCGAATAAGTTCGTCTATGTTAATCATTTAGTATATCTTTGCATGAGGTGCGAATCTTTTTCCAACTTTCATTCCTAGATATAATATTTTCAACCAATAGTCTTTTCCTAACTTATTTGTTTTAAGAGAATCATAGTAAAAATGTAGTTGCATTAGTTTTGATTGTGCAATCGCTCCATCACCATCTTCATATAGTCCAGCAATGTAAAACTCAAAATCTCTGAAGGAGGCATTTTTATTACTAAATTGTTTTTTTACAACATCGAACCATGTCTTGTAATCTTTAATTTTATACATTGATGATGTTGGCACATAAAATTCATCGTCAGTTCTTGGGTATTGGGAGTTGTCATTTTTAAATTTGATATCACTTCCATTCTTTTTCATCAATCCAATAACCAATTCGATTGGTGCATTACCACCTTGAGCAGCAGACTTTGCTTTTATACTTGTAGCAAATGCTAGGTTATTAAATTTAGAAGAAGATCCTTTAATATCAATTGAATAGTCTTTTCCAAATCTAATATATGTTGAAACTGTTTTTCTTTTTTCATCGTAGATACCATCAATAATAAAATCAATGTCAGACATCCTATATTGTTTTGTTTCTATAGTTGAATCTAAATATGAATCTTCATCAATATTTCTTAAAATTAATTCTGCTTTATCTGGTTCATTAATTTTTTTAAGAGATATTCCAACTAATTTCTTTTTACTCAATAATCCAATTAAGTAAGAATTTAATCTAAACAAGTTTATACCCTTTTGATTTTCTTTACCTTTAAAAATATCATCTAAATCTCTTTTAATCTTTGGCATGTCATATGCAGCGTATATATCAGCAGGGTTCCACTGTTCATATTTTTGAAATTGTTTTACTGGATCAAATTGTAAGTAAATATTTTTTATATTGTCCTCAAAAAATTTAACAAAACTCTTATTACCATATACAAACTCATCCCATTTTGCATTTGAATACTCTTCTAGAAAATTTCTTTGTTGTTCATAATAGGTATATACCCAGTTGGTGACACGATCTTCATAATTACGAAAGATATCTTCATATAAGGTTTTGGATATTTCTTTATCTGCCAAAATATCTTGTGGACTTTTAAATCTTTTATTTTTTCTTAAAACCATATCAAAGATAAAAGATGATCCACGTTCTTGAATTGCTGTAGGTGTTGTACCACCAGTAGATGTTCTTCGTATTCTAAAGTTTACAACACCTTTTGCTGCACCTGGTTTTCTTTCATCACCAACACGCACTACTCTAGATGCCTGTTTTGGTGTAGTTTTATCAGAGTATTTGCCAAATATTTGTTCAAGATCATCTACTATTTTGGATACATCACTCGATATATTTTCATCATAATCAAAATATTCAACTTTATCTTTTTTACTACGCAATAAATCAACATCTTTTTCAATACGTCTTGTCTTAAGTTCTTCCTTCAATATTAAATTCAACACACTATTACCATTGACTATATCATTTGGTTTCATTGGCGTTTTACTGCGAAGATTTTCAGTTATTAATTGCTTTAAAGTTTTTCCTTTTATCTGTGCCATTATTTTACTACCAAATAGAAACAAGAAGTCCAGAACTTTTTAGAGTTATCAACTTCAATACCTTTAAAATCTTCACCTAGTTTTTTAGACATTTGTTTTTGCATTTTCATTCTGGTTTCTAATTGTGATTGTGATATACCTGCACCAAAACCTTGAGATGCTGCAAGATTAAATAAGTTCTCAACGGTAATGTCTTTCATAATTTGTTTTGTAATATCATCGACAGCAACAGCAACTTCACCTGCATGAGTTTTATTTAGATATGCTTCTTCTGGACTTTTTGCAGACATTTCTATAGATGCTGAATCCCAGACTCTACCATTAATATGCTTAAACAACTCTTGAGTATATGGTTCAATCTCTTCCTTAAATTTTTTTGGATCTCTCTTAAACTCTTGTACATAATTTCCTCTTGCTAACCATTGAGCACCACCTGTCTTTGTCCAGTATTTATTCTTTAAAGATACAAATTCCTTTTTGTTTCTAATTTTATTCAAAGATGCTATACCTGTTCTATCTGTTTGTCGAATAAGATATTGATAGTTTTCTGTACCCATAGATCCATAACGTGCTGCACCACCTGCTTCTATTTCAAGTCTTGCACCACCTGACAATACTGTTTTTGTTTTTATAAGTCCTTTAATATAAGCTCTTCTATTAATTTTACCAGTTGCTTTATTTACTTCATCTACTGAAAATCTAATCTTTGCATCTTGGTTTGTGTCAGAAAAATCAATCTCATCATACTTAACAACTTTTGTTAGATCAGATGTTACATCATTTTCAAATACTATCTTCGCTTGACCTGTAGGTGCTTTCAAAGATACAGGATATAAGAGACCTTCTTTAAAGAGTGAATATATTTTATTATTCAATTTTTCCATCATCTTTACAGAATACTCTGTTTGATTAAGTAATTGACTATTAAATAATGAAAGAAATTTCTTAAGTTTATCTTGTGATGATTTTGTAAATATCCATACGTCAGATGGATTCCACTTATCTTTATCTACAGTTCCACGAAAACCTAATTTACCTCTAACTTTAGATGATATTAATGTATATGCTGTATAAGGATCATAATCTTTGGGTATCATATCTGCCCTCATTACAAAGTATTCATTACCCTTATTTAATTTTGCATCAGAAAAGAATGCTTTCATTTGAGATTCTAATGCATTCTTCCAGAACCCCTTACGATTATAAAGAAACTCAATTACCTTTGATAGTCTTGATGTAAAAGCAGGATCATTATTAACATTCTTCACCATCGATGTAATACCAAACTTATTTGTAAAGGATGATAAATCAGAAGGTGTTTTAATTTGATTCCATAATGAAGTTCTATATTCTTTCTCTTTCTTATTTTTGTATATGGCAAAGTAATAGCAAAACAATGCTTCGCTTAACACCTCAACATCTTTATTACTGATTGCCATTAATACTTACTTTTTGAAGTATTTATTTATTACGTCTATCTGATCTTGATACTTGGCAATGATATTCAATTCTGTTTCAATTGCTTCTGTTATATCAGAATGCTCACCAATACCTGCAGGGTTAGTTAAATAAACCTCTACATTGGCAACATGTTTTTGAATATCACCATTAGCGTGTGCTAAAAGTGCTCTGATTAATTGATCCCTCATCGGTCTCCCTCCTTACGATTTTCTGAATAGTGAACATCAAAGTCTCCACCAGGATATCTTTTTTTAAGTTTTTCCACGTTACCTTCAATAACTTCATCAAGTGTTACGTTCAATGCTGCACATGCTTGCATCACATACCACATAACGTCACCCAACTCAATAACAAGATGCTCACGATTATCATGATTCCAAGGTTTACCTTGGAAAACCATTTTCTTAACGATCTCCATAAACTCACCACCTTCAGCACTAATCCCAACAGCAGCAGTAAGAAGCCTGTGAATATTGGAACCTTCTCCGTCAAGGGTACTAAGACTCTTAAGGAAAGATTGATAATCTTTACTGGGATCGGATGTGACACCATCCACGAATAAAGCATACTTATCCAAGTCAACTTTGGATCCTGCATAGTTGATATGTGGTTGTTGATCGTTATGTGTGTTGTAATCTCCAGACATAATTAAAATTTAAATTCAGCAAATGATTTTTTAGGTTTTGCTTTTTCACTATTATACTCCTCTTCTTGTCCGCTGTCAAGAATATCCTCTTGTGCCTTTTGCTCAACGTCATATAATCTCATCTTTGCACGGTCAATACCAATAATAAATCTCTTAAAGATTGTAGGATCATTGTATCGATTCTTCAATTGCTTAACCATAATCTGATTCAACGCTTCCAATTCTTCAGTAGATATAAGAGCGAACATAAGATCAGCAGTTGCAGGAAGGCCAAATGACTCAGAGGTATCGGTAAGATCAACATCAGAACTAGCGAAACCACTACGAGTAGTTTGAGTTGCGGAGACAATCGGGACGTTCGATTCGACTGCGAGACCACGAAGTTCCTCTGCAATCGCTTTGATATACGAGTACGAATTGACACCACTGTTTGCCCTATACCTTGAAGATGCACAGATATTTAGATAATCTATGAATATTATATCAGGTCGGAATGATTTTTTCAATGCCAATTCATTAAGCAATGTTTTAAAATGCCCACTATGTGCTGATGCTGTAGGATATTCTTTTATAATTAATTGACCTTGTGTTTTCTTTGATATACTGTTTACCTTTTTATCAAACATAACTTTAGGTAAATCAGTTAAATCTTGTATTGGTATATTTAATAAGTTTGCATCAATTCGTTCAGCAATTTTTTCCTCTGCCATTTCCATTGTAATATAGAGTACGTTCCTCCCTTGGAGCAACACGGAGCTAGCATGGTGGCACATGAATAGAGATTTCCCGACACCTGTACCAGCAAGTGCAATATTAAGAGTCTTGTTAGGTAAACCACCTTTAGTAATTTTATTAAAATATTCTAGATCAAATTCAATTTTATCTTCCTTTTTGTGGTAGTACTCATATCGTTCTTCGTAATTTAGTAAGTAGTCGTGTCCTATATTATTATCGAAAGAAACAGCCAGAGCGTCAGAGAGAATGCTAGGAATAGCATCCCTTCCTTTTTTGTCATCTTGTCCATCTGCTAATGCAATTGATTCCATGAGTGCCAAATATATAGCACGATCACGACACCACTTCTCTGTAGTATCAGTTAACCATTGGTAATCAATTGGAGAATCGTCAAGAGATCTGTTTATCTCTCTAATCTCATTTAGTTCTGTATCTGTTAAGTCACTTCGATTTTCAACCTCGATATTTAGTGCTTCGATTGTAATAGCAGAATCATAATTTACAATAAATGAAGTTATCTCTTCAAATATTACTTTTTCTTTTCTCTCTTCAAAGTAATCAGGTTCGATAAAAGGTATCACTTTACGTGAATACTCTTCATTAAATATGAGATTCCGAAGAATCGTTAATTCAATTCGTTCCATATGAGAATGTAGTCTTTGAGATTTCGTCTAACTTATTCATAACTTCTTCTGTGAAGTACTTTTCTGGTTCTGCATATATCTGTTTTGCATAAATTTTCTTTCCATCTATTTCATATCTTCCAGCAGTATTTTTCCAAAGTCCACCAAGTTCTCCTAGATCAAGAAGACCATAGTATTTGTCAAGTCCTCTTTTATCATAGTAGAGTCTTATCTCTACTTGTTGGTTTTCTTTTGAGAGTCTACTTTTAACCGTCTTAGCTTTAATAATGTTTCCAACAACTTCTGTCTTATCCTTTTCCTTTTTTTTGCTGAGATAAATGATTGTAGACGAGGCATACTTGAGGCCACTGCCTCCTCCCATTTCTTTAGTTGGGACATAAGATCCGATAACATCGTAAGTGTGATTTGTGACTATAAGTGGAATATTTGCTTGACCAAGTTTTAATGTTAGCATACGGAATGCTCCCTTGACAAGTTGAGATTTGGTCATGTCTCGAACTTGTTTATCATCTAATGCATCTCTTATTTCTTTTTCTGTAGAGAGCATACCCAAAGAGTCTAACACAAACATGCAAGGTTTGCGTTTGTCTTCTTCTGTCTTAAGGTATATATCTACTGCTTTGAGTGCTTTTGTTCTAAACTCTTCTATGGTAACGACATTGACAACAACCAACCGTGACGTATCAACTCCACGAGACTCCAATAATCCTTTATTGATTGCTGCTTCAGTGTCAAAATAGAGACAATACCCATCAGGGTTAGTGTCCAAAAAGTTTTTGACAACAGCAAGAGCGAAATAAGTTTTACCAGTAGACGACTCACCAGCAATGGCAGTAATACGATTGCTGCTAACCCCGCCAAAAATAGACCCACTAACGAGTCCATTAAAAATGTAGGATCCAGTGTCAATGAATCTTTCAGTTTCATCAATATCTGACGCAATTTGCGTGTATTCATCTCCTATCTCTTTTACTATTTCCTTTAAAAATTCCATGTTATTTTTCAATGTTGTATTCAATAGTTACTGTTTTAGATGATTTACCTTCACTATTTCCATAATGACTATAAGTAATCTTCCCTCTCAACTGCTTTGCGATGTCATCAAGTTCTTGTAGAAGTTCTTTTTCAAGATCATCTGTGGGATCATAATGTTTATCTATTTTCATGCTACCATCCCATATTCTTCACGAAGTATTTTTTTATAAGGACCGCCTGGATATTTATCCATAACTTCTTGTACAGTCTTCATCTTATCATATAAATCACCGCACTTATCTTCACTCT